ATCCAGGTGTTATGTCTGTATGTGTACCTGACAGGAAAAAACTTAAATTATCATCAATAATAAAATCAGTTGAATTTTCATTATATGCTGTATTGTTTTGAGTAAAGTTTTCAACTTCTTGCGTATTTTGATACACATCGTATGCATTTATATTTGAACCAGATGTTTCAATTCCATTTTCAAAAAAATCATGAAACAATTGTGTTTTTAATGTATTTCCTGCAAAATTACGTTGTAGTTTTGATGGAAAATTAACTTGTGTTGTTGTATTTTGTAATGTTTGTCTATCATCAAACAAAGTTGTTGTTTTGTTAATGTTATTTGTATTAATTTTTTTTATTTGATTTCGTGGTAAAATTTTTCTTTTTAATGTTTGAGGTTGAAATATAAACATACCTCCTTGTAATATTCTACCTGGCCAATTTAGTTCTGGCAGTAATGAAATAGTATAATTGTTTTGAGCTATAAAATCTCCACTATTACCATTAGACAACGTAACGTCTATAAAATTATTATCAAATATTGCGCCTCCACGATCATATCGTTGTCGAGTATAATTACTACTACTTATAATTTCACCATAGTAGCCAAATTCTAATTCAATGCTTCCACTTAAAAAGCGTGTGTTACTTTTAAGTTCAGTTGCAAAATCTCTAAAAATATTTTTTCCAAAAATACCGACAGATGCTTGTGATGGTGGTATATCATCACCAGGCCAACTATAAACACTAGACAATGGACAATATCTAAATTCAATTCGACCATTTTCATAAAGAACGACTTCAAATGAAATTGTATTATTTCCAATAGAATTCCATCGTATAATTAATCTTTTACCAAATTTTGAATTATTTTCTCTAAAATATCTAACACCAGTTAGTTGTGGATTGTATTGTGGATAATAAACAGTTAATATTGTTGTTGAGTCTATACCAAAACCAAGATGATCAGAATCACTTTGATCCATCGCCGCATTTGTTCTATCAATAGCTGTTCCAGATCCTTCGGGATCTAAATCATTTTTACGATTACAATAATTTCGTAAATACTCAAACCATGGACACAATAAAACATGTTTAGTTGTCATATCCATTCTAATTGCATAATTTTCACCCGCGCGCGAATCAATGAAAAAATCTCCAAAACTCCATGTTGCAATTTCACTGGGTTCATCTAATGTTATCCAACCCCATGGTGATATATGAATTTGTTTATATACTTGATTATTAAATAAAAAATCAAACCCAATATCAATAATAGTTTCTGTGTCAGGACCATTNACNAAACCAGGCTTTCCTGCTCTATTAGTACAAACTGTCATTTGATTATTACTAATTTCACACAATCCAGTACCATTATCAACGACATAATATAACATATATTTCGATATGTCTTGTTGAGGATTTTGTCTCAATATTTTATTTGATGCAGGCATTAAAACGTATAATCTCCAAAAGCAATTGAGTCTATTCCTAATCCTTGAACGTCACCATAAACAAAGCCAGTAGTTGCAGATATTTGATTATATTCTATATATGAATTACATGTTTTATATGATGATGTAATTGTTAATATTTGATTTAAAGCATTTATCATATCATTACTTGTCGATATTGAATTAGGAAAATCTTTAGTTAAGCGTTGATCAATAAACGGTAATAAATGTGCAGTTTCACTGTTTATAACAGGAATATTATCTAATTGATTATTTTCGCTCGAATCAAAAAAAGCAGGATTTTTATTATGTTTAAAATATTCGTGTGTGGTAATTTCTGATGAACCTAAAAATAAATTAAACGAACCAAATTCTATTGAACCACGTATTGTATGAAATGGTTCATGTTTAAAATTTATTAAATCTCTTATATCAAGAATTTCAATGATACCATTTAAATCATATAAAAGTGATAAATCACAGTCTTTTGTTACAATTGGCCAGGTGTGATTCTGTATGTATAAACTATATTGATTAATATCATCTTGAGTTTTAACATATTCAACTGGATTGAACGTATCTATTTCTAAAAACGACGTTTGATCATAACGAAAAACTGGATCATCGTTAAGATATTCACGACGTAACACATGACCAACTTCGCCAGCGTGCACTTTGAATGTTCCTAAATCAAAATGTTTTTGTGTTGTTATTTCAACGCCTTGTCGATATTGATCTATTTGATTTGTATTGATTGAACTAGTAAATACATTTGACGTTTTTTTTATTGAAACTGGTGATTCATTAAATTGTTGATTTAATGACGTTGCTTCATAGTTAGAAATAAAAAAATTCATAATCTTATTATAAGTATCAAATGATGCCATTTAATAGCAAATACAGTTTAGTTAAAATAATATTTAATACTTGTTCACACTACCTGCAATTTGTTGCAATAATAAAATATCTTTGAATCGTTGTCGATCTGATTGAATCAGATATTGTTCTTCTGACAAGTAAAGTACTTTATGCCTTTCAAGAAGATGCGATTCAAGTATAAAATTCATACCTTTAAAATTTGTTTTTCTTGGTAACAGTTGCTCAATAAAAGTACCTATTGCAACGTCAAAGAATTGAAAAAAATCAAAAAATGATTTAAAATTTATTGTTCCTTGTATTTGTTTAAAATAAATTTCTCGTAATTGTGACAAACCAGGGTAGTCAACACTATATGCCATTTCAGGAGAACCTATTATGTTTCCAATAGATTCTAATGTTGAAAACATCGTAATCATATCTTTATTTAAACTGTCTATTAATGAAAATTCAATAGCAAAATTTGTATTATCTGTTGTTCTTTCATAAGACGGTGTTTGAAATACAGGAGCCCACTGTGTCCATGTATTTTGTTGTACAAGATCGAATGATTTAGCACTTCGTATTCTTATTTTTTCATTTTCGCTTGTTGTTGACTCATCAAAATAAGGAGAAATATAACTATAATTGAACGTTTCACCAATTAAAACATCTTTTTCAATTTCAAATCCTGAGCCTACAAGATGAAATCTGTTTTGTGTTTGATCTAAAAGAATAATTGTACCTGTTGGGTGATATATGCTTGCTGTTGATAATGCTTGTCGTTGATCTTGGTTTAAGACAGAATTTAATCGTAATTTTTCAAATGATCCAGAACTTGTTGAATTGAAATTAAAATGAATTAATGGATTTTCACAACCTGTGCTTTTATAGTTTTTTGAATGTTCTATAAAATCATTATAAGTTAGTGCTCTTGACCAAAAACGTACATTTGAAATTAAACCAGAAAAATGCGTTTCTCGAGCTTCATTGGAAACATTAATAATATCATTTAAATATAATGAGCCAGTCTCGTGTAACACAGAACCTGATTTTATTTCAACATTTTGTCCAAATTGTATAAAAGTGCCAGAAGCATTTGTTGTTATGTTTGAATAAACTGTACTGCCAGAAAATACATTTGTACCTAATTGTCTAAATGCATTTATTTCACTGCTACCTGAAACATTACTAAGTTCATAAAAATTTGATGATGTTTGATATAGTCTGTCAATTTGACCAAAGTTTTGAGATGATGCTCGTAAAAAATATGAACCCGAAAGTAACGAATTATTTTCATATGGTCGATTAAATCCAAATGAAATATACCATTTTTCTGAATTAAATATTGCTTCGTCAGTTCCAAGATTTAAAGTTATCTTTTTATAGGGTGAATATGGTGAAGAACCAGGACGTAAATGTAAATTTAATATTGCACCGTCTGTTGCATTAATTGCTGTTAAGTTTGCAACTATACCACCTTCACTAGCGTTTGATCCCGTTACATTTATTCTACACAAGCTTTGTGTTGTAAAATTAATTGTATTTGGTAACCATTTGTAATTTGCTTCAAATGTCCATGAACCGCTAGTTAATAAATCATCATTTCTATTGTTCGAAACACCATTAGGATAAACATCTGTCGGCTGAGAAAATATGCCAGCTATTTTAGGTTCACCTGGTTCAATACGTAAACTACTTAAAAATGGTGAACTAACAAGCGACGCAGATGTCAATTGTAACATTACGTTTGGTTCGCACTTAATTTCTCTAACAAAGTCTAAATTTTTTGTTGTTGGACCACCAAATTCACGTATTCTTACACTGTTTTCTGGATCAATACCTAAAGTACGTAAAAAAGCTTTCACAGCATATAATGTACCTTTTGATTTGATTAATTTTGGCATATTAATCAGTGTTCTTTTTAATAATTCGTCTTGAACAGTACGTAAAGATAATTCTTGTGTGTTTATTTGATTATCTATGTTTTCTGCGTATACATATTGTTCTATTGATGAATCATTAAATAAAGGTGGAAGATTTAACCCAGATTGTTTTGCTAAATTTGTTAAAAACATATTTGGCACAGTTTCAAATTCATCATATGACACATGATTTATATTTTCAAACTGATCAATGAAAATTTTACATTCATCAAAGAAACGAGCATAAATATATAAAAACGATAAAATTAAATGTGTTGATCCAATTTCACCCTGTCCCGGAAGACCTGAACCTGCATATGCATTTTGAATATTACCAAATTGTGTATTAAAACCTTCATACGATTGTCCTTGTAAAATCCAATGTTCAGGAATTAGTTTAGTTATTATATTAGGATTTGCTATATCATATGAAGACGCACTGTGTAATAAATTTTGATTTAAAGTCATAATGTCAGCATATGCTGGAAATAACACAGGAGATAAATCATCGTGTTCATATGTCATTAATGAATTTGGATCATTTTCATTGTTAATACGTAATGAACCAGTAAAATTTGCAATTATTGAATGCAAACTATTACCAGAACTGTCTAAAACAATTGCATTTATTGAACTTGATAAATCATTCACAAGAAGAGGTGGAGGTTCATTAAATTTAAAATATAACTTTAAATCATCAGAAGCAGTGATAGATTTTTGATGATATAATTCTTGATCTGTTACTGAACGTAAGGAGTGAAAAATTCTAAATTCATCAAGACTACCAGAAAGAGTTGCAAGTGGTATAATTGATGTGTTATCTTGTTGCCAAGCGCTACCAGAGCCGATATACAATGATTCATTATTAAAATCTAATTGTTCAAAAACAATTTGTTTTGAACTTTGAGCAATCTGTTGAAAATTATTAAATAATAATAATGAAGTTGATGTTTTTGTTTTATCAATTGTTGCAACAATATGATTATAGACGCCTTTACTTATTTTTGCTGTTGTCGTTATATACGTTGAACCTGATGTGAGAGAAAAACATAAGTTAGGATCGGTTATCGAACTTGCGGCATCTATATATAATGTAAATCCACAATTTGATGTTGTATTAATTTTTTGACAAATAACACTAAGAAAATTTGTTTCTTGTGGTATAAAAAAATGAGTTTCTATGCTAAAAGATTTATCTTCAGAATTTAAAATATTTTTTCCTGAGTTATTTTTTGATAGTTCAGGGAACAGTATACCGGCTTTGTCATTTACTTGAATCCAATTTCCCAATCTACTTGGATAAGATGATGTTGTTCCTTGAAAATGTAATGCGCCTTTGTATTTTGGAAATTGATCAAAAATCCAGCGCTCAAATCCTGTTAATTGATCAAAAAAATCTTCTATATCTTTTTTTGTACCGTCAAAAGGATATCCATTGATGATTTGATCAAACGTAATATTTACGAGAGCTTCTGCGCTCATTAAAAAGCAATGATTTTCAAACTGTGACCAATCAACATTTAATTGTTGACTGGATTTTAACGCTTCACCACGAGAATTAAATTTAAATGAAGATGTGCTTTCAATATTAGTAGTAACAAGATCTTGTAAGCTAGCTTTAACAGGCCGATTACCTGTCAACGATGCTTGCAAAAAAGATGGTAAATCAAATATTTTTGTAGGTGTATTAAAAAGCATATAAACTTTAATTTAAGTTATTGATTTGAAAAATATTTGAAACATTTTTATAAATGTAATCATTATCTTGTGTTGAAATCATTATATCAACAACATATGATCGTTGATTTTTAAGATTTGATGTGTCCAAATTAAAATACATTCCTTTATTATCACTTGAGGCCTTAGTAGAATTGTATACTTTATCAAATGGTATGATAATATCACTTGTTTGATTATCACGAATTTGATAATATACGTCATGTAAAACTTTTCCAGGAAGCTCAATAGGTAATTTAACAAACTTAATTAATGGTGATGTATAATCAAAAATGTTTATACGAACAACTATATTTTCATTTGTTTTATGAGATGCTCGAATACCTGATGTTGTTACAACATATTGATTATGATCTATTTTATGTGATGTTTTTTGTGATTCATAAAATGTTAATGTTGTTCCTGACATGAACGTAGTTGTAGCGTCTAGCGATGTCCAAACTGGTGTAAAATCAACAGAACCAGATTGTTGAAGTTTTAGTTTAATGTGTGTATTTATTGAAGGTACAAAAACAGACGCCGAATAAATTCCTGTTAGATTATTAACTCCTTGTGAATACTGTGAACCAGTAAAAAATAATTCATAATATCCACCTGAAATAGGCGTCATTAATTTCAATTGAACACAATTAGAACCAGTCACTTGATTTGAACTTGACATTAAATTATGTAATGCACCAAAATGATAATTGTATAAAAATACGTTATTGTTATAATCAAGTTCTAATGTTTGGGAATCGTCTTGTATTGAGTCGTCAAATCGTATCACTAATCGCGGATGTAAGTCATCATTATATGCATTTCTTCCAACAAAACGTTTTACAAAATATGTTCTAGTATCATTATCAATCGATTCACTAAAAGATATTCGAAATCCTTCGTCAGGAATCAAATTAGTCAACGTTGCTCTTAATGATTTTGTAACATCAACGTTTAAATTTTCTTCACCAGTTTGAAAATATTGTGAAGAAATTAAATCATTTGTTGTGTATAGTGTTGTAAAATAATCATGTGGCGCTGTTGACACAGAACCACTGTTGTTTGCTCCTGGTGACATCCAAACATTATTAGGATAAGAAGCAGTAATAAAATTACAAACATCAAGATCGGCATATCTAACAATATCTTTTCCACGACCTTCATCAAATGACTGTGATAGTGGACAAACATTAACAGTAAAATTTTCTGGTGTAGGCTGGCCCCCATAAATGTCACATAAAGTAAGTTGGGCGTTAAATAAAGGTGATGTTATATCGATTTTATTCTGTGATATTAACGTTCGTAGTGCGGTTAAATCAAATTTGATTAATAAACGCGTGTTTTCAACAACTGGTTGACTACCTGACATGTTTTCGCCATATAACTTATATAAGTCAAGCGTTGATGCTTTGCCCACATTCGAATTAACAGATGCAATACCATTTATTATCTTTGATGTGATATATGTATCTTTAATTGCATTTAGAATTTTAAACATATTCTATATTCTAAATATAGAATCTGATTTCTTTATGGATTTAAATTGCATATCCAACAATATCAACATCAGGATATTTTAATTCAAAAATGCCACCTTCCGGAGGAAAAATAATATCTTTTATTGTATTTGATTGAGTATCATAAACATTTGAACTATATATTTTTCCATTAAATGTATTTGTAATATTTGATACTGACAATGAATTTAACGATATTATACCTCTCACTGCTACTATGTTGTTACGAATTTCTGAAAGAATAAGAGGTTGATCTATATAAAAATGTTGAGTTCTAAAAAATTCTTTTAGTCTTAAAATTACTTGTTGCAAAACAAGCGATTTATTTAAATTAGGATCTATAACAACTTCAAACGTTGTCTGTATGTTTACTATTTGTGCATCTAAAATATCAATTGCATCATTTATCATCCTATAAGGATTTAGATACTTAACAAGGTTTAATTTTAATGAATCTGATGATAAAGTTAAAAATCCATCTGCATCACGAGATATAACAAATAATTGTGTACTTAATACATTATTTGGATTTTTTCTTATTGCAGCTCGATACACACGTCCAAAATTCGATGGCATTGTAAATACTCGAGCTATTAAATCTTGTCGTGTAACAGATCTTTCCTGCGATGCATTAGCTGATGGAATTAAAAATTTAAGTTCATCAACTGAAGGAGCATCTTCCCCGTCGACAGCTTTCATTTCATTTGAAATTTCAACAGATTGTCGAACTTGAGAAGCAACTATAGATGATGGATTGTTTGGAAAAGTCATAATCAAAGTTTCAATAGAACGAACTTCATTTGCCCCAACACAATGATCAAGCCCACCACCATAACGATACAGTACAGTTAATTCTGTGTTTGTGGTTGCTATTCCCATAGTTTTTGTTGCTAACATCTTAGCAGGATTTATTGCTTGTCTGGAAAATGTACGACGATATTTATAATTTATTGCAAACTCAGACGGATCAGGAATAATATCGTCTTCAACAGTATTTACGTTTCCACTACCAAAGGTAAGTGTCGATTTTCTATTATGTAAAGCTACATCAACTGTAAATCTATATGGAGTTGGAACGATTTGAATTGCTTCTGGAACGTCTTCTACATCATCTCGTATGTTTGGTATGTTTTTGTACACCACGTCGTCAGTTAAAGACGAAACTTCATAATATTCATTTCCATAACTGTCATTTACAGAAATAATTTGTGTAACATCTGGATTTGTTAACGTAAGTTTACGAAAAGGGACAAATGTATTATTTATAGTAAATGTGTCTGTTGCTTCTTGACCAGAAACGCATGTTCCTGCTGCGATTAAAATAAATGTTTGTATATCACCTGAATTGGTCGTTTTACCTATTTTTTGTACTGCGACGAGCGATCCATCATTATTTAATTTACGAAAATCAACGTCTTCAACAAGTACAAATATCGTTCCATTGTCAGCTGAGAATTTTGAACCAGATTTTATGACAGGAAGTGCCGATCGAGCAGGACGTGTTGTTGAATCAACTTGTTCACTTGGTACTTGTATATAAAATTGTACTTCTACGTTTGCTGGAGAAGCTCCTGTTATTGTTACACCTGAGTTACGAAGATGTCGCTCAATGTTACGTTCTTCAACAGCCAGAGAGGGGTCAAGTTCTTGGTTAGCGTGGTCCAAATAAAACGACATCGCGTCACCGACGTTAGCTGCAACGTCGATAAGGAGCCCGCCAAGCCCGTTCTCTGTGAAGTCTTGCAAATTATTCGGATAATAGCGACGGCAATAAGTTACAAGTTGTGCTCGAAAACTGTCGAAATCTCTAGCTAAATATTTTCTTTGTCTAGGTTCTTTAATGACGGTATTTTTTAAAGCCATTTAATCTAAATTTAATTATAGAATATGAACTTATTATTGACAGTCTTTTACAAATCTCCAACGGTGACCACCAGTATGTTGTCTATGTCCTAAACAACACTCGGAAATTTTTGTGTAGTTCGCGCCGGTGACGTTGTGTGCTTCTTTTATTGAAGAAAATGTATTTAAAGGATTTGTATATTCAAAGTCATTTTTTGCAAATTGTTGTGTAGCTTTAGAATTTGCTTTACTTATTTTTTCTTTAACTTCAATACGATTATTACTAATTTTTTATGCTTTACTCATATTTTCACGAGCTTGTTGAGTCGGTGGCGGACGATTTCGACCAGCAATACCAATTTTTCGTAAAGTTTCTTGTGAATAAACACCTTTTTTACTTTTTCGATGTGATACACAATGATATCCATTTGTTCCATCTCCACCTTGTGTTGAGTTATAACCGTTTTTAATAGAATCAAATTTATCAATACAATAAATTTCATACGCTTTAGCAAAAAACTCTGTATCGAACGTTTCAAGAACTTCTAAGTTCCAATTTTCTATGCCAAGTTCTCGAATATTTTTATGAAACTTATTATTACTGTTATATTCTATTGCATCACTACAATGTCCTTCCCAGCGATATTCTAATGTTGTAGAAGTAAACCCATAATAACTCATGTCAGTTACTTTACACGTAATTTTATAAACAATATATCCATTTTTCTTACGCATAAAATCTATGTAATCTTTTCTCCAAAGAAGTGGATAAATAGTTTCTTTTGTTATCTTGTTTATGTAAGTTTTACAGAACAATTTACTTGAAAATTTTATTCGTTTATTTTGATATGACATTTATTCATAATATCACAAACTAAATCTAGTTACACATCACGGAACATAAAGTATAACTTCAAGTACAGCGTCTTTGATCTTAAGCGAAGGTACGTCGTACATGATCATCAATTTTATTGCATTTATTTTTCCATTGCTTTTTGTATTATCTATGCTTGAAACAAACGAACTTAAAGCAACATATGGTATCCAAAGTCCGACGGCTGACGAAATTCGAGAAGTAGCAGATGCATCAAAATCGTCTAGACTAACATATTCTGTTAAAAGAGGTCGAAGATTAGCACCGTAGTTATATAAACAAAGACGTTCACCATAATTGGTCAAAATGAGATTCCTTAAATTATCTGCGATCTGATCTTTTATCGAATATGTTACTTCAAATATATATTTTGTTCCAGCACGAAGAGGTGTTTTAATTCCGAACATTTGAGGTGATTTGACAGTTGCTTGCGAATCACTTGTTACCTGTTCTGTTGTCTTGCCGACGTTACGAAAATTAAAATTTCCCATGTATTTAACTATTCTTGATAATCTTTTCGCTATCAATTACAACAAGTACAGGTCGTAGTTTACTTACGCTTATATCGTCATTTTGTGGTCCTGCAAACGGAATATTATAATATGTTCCTTCTGACTTGATCGCAAATTTATACGTTGTACTAATTATACGCGAACCATAATAAGAACCATTTGGTGTTGGGTTATCTTTGTCTAATGCTCCACCCCCGATGCCATTTAACGAAATTCCCATTGAACCATTAAAGTCTTCCAATACAAGTTCGGCATGAAACGGGTATGGCAAACCGTCTTTATCACCAACGATTATAAAATCTCCCTTTTTAAAAGGAGGCAAAATTTTATCACCCTTTGAACGGTCAAATAAAATAGCATTTCTTCTACGAGCTATAGAAATAAGACCGCTTAATGCAGTGCCTGCAACATATTCTTTTGTAAAGAAATTATCTTCGCCAGCTCCTCCTGCTATTAAACAACCACGAACAAATATTCCACAAGAAGATGATGTTTTAGCGAATGATAATGCTTTTGGTTTAGGATTACCGGCTTTGCCCTTATTTCCGTCGTCGTCTTTGTCTTGATATTGTCCAAGATCACCATAAGAATCGTCATTTTTATATACCATTTCAGGAAATAGCGCTGTTGTGTATTTTATTTTATCTGACGAGTAACTTACACCATCAAGTTGTTTTGCGAATTTGATTATTTTGTCTCTAGCTGTAGACGATGAAGATTCTTGTTCTGGTGGAGGAGGTGTATATCCAAATTCTTTGCCAAGAGCACCCGTCGCGCCAGCAGATGCTGATCCAAGTGTAAGACCGACTACGTCTATTACGATACATTCGACCATTTTTATCGCGAGAACTTTGTGGAGAGCAACTTGAAGAAGAGGATTAGGTCCATTTCCTTGTGGAAGAATCTTGAGTATATTTCCACAAAGAGCTGAAAATTGTAATGCAAAAAGCGGAAAAAGAGCCGTTGGTAAAAGTAATTTCGGAATTTCAAAAGGCATCTTAAGAAAAGCTTGGAACATTAATAATAAATCAGGTAACATCACTTGTGGATGAGGCAAATCAATCGAAGGAAGAGGAAATTGAGGCGGAAATGGTTGTGGAGGAATTCCAATCGCAGGAAGTTTCGCCATAAACGAAGGCAAATCAAGAGGTGTAAGTTCAAGTTTAAGAAGTAAAGCTGGTAAATTAAGTAACAAATTAGGAAATTCACCAAACTTTATAGAAGGTACGTTTAGATTTAATTTAAGTGCAAGCGCGATTGGGTCAAACATGATGGGAACAAAGGGTGACATTCCTTGCATATTAAGTTTTTGCGCAACGTCGAGATATTTGCTAACGCAATTGGCGTGAAATGCAGGAAATTTTTTGATATCATGTAAATCTGGAACAGGAAATCTAACTGGCATAGGTGGAATTTCTGGCCCACACGGCTTAAAGAATGTTGGATCAAATCCAGAACCTAAACGCATTGCGTCCATGATGTCTTGGATGAAGCGATATTTTGCACCTTTCGTAAGTGCTTTAGCACCAGGTTCAAGAACGCCCGCGTCTTCAAGGGTCATAGTCATACGTCGCTCATATGCTTCCATTTAAATCTAGAACGAGATGTACCATTTTTACAATCATATCTTATTAAATTATAATACAAATTTAATTTTTGTGATGCAATTTTCATTGATTCAAATATTTCAATTATTTTTCCTGTTAAATCAAATTGAATAATATAATTTGCATGTGATTTTCGTTGTGTATACATATCATTAAATACATATCTCCATTTAAATCCACCAGCATGTTTACGTTTTCCTTGACAACATGCTGAAATATGTCTTATATTTGTGTGATTAAACGCATCTGTGATAGATTTAAATGTTTCTATCACATGTAATCCATCTAGCGATAATTTTTCAACTGGATGACTATTTTTTTGTTTAATTTGTGTTTTAGTATGTTCTGTTGGACTTAAATGTTGACTACTGTCTTTCATTTTTTGACGAGTTTCATCTGTTGGAATAAATTCCATATTTGCATCACTAAGAGATTGACGATGTTCTAAAGATAATGGAATGTTTCTTCTACTGTCACCTATTTTTTTACATATTTCTGGTGGTCTTTTTCTATTTCGCCAATAATCACCCATAGGTTTTCTTTTTTCAATGGGATGGTGATATTCATTTGTTCCTGAACCACCAATTGTCATATTATATCCATTTGGAACTTTTGAGTTATACCATTTAATCCAAAACATTTCGGCAGTATTTGCCTCTTTTTGTGTTAAAAGATTTTCTTCAAGAACTTCATGTGTCCAATGTTCTTTTCCAAACTCTCGAATCGCAGTTGGAAAATCGAGTTGAGAATTCGCCTTGGCAGCTTTTAAATGTCCTCTATTCCATCGACTTATCATTGAATGTTTAGTTTGACCAATATAACTCATTCCAGTTATTGTACATGTGTGTTTATAAATTAAAAATTTAATCATAATAATTTCATTATAATATACATAAAGTCTATGTACACATGGTCATTTTACTAAAATTCTATCACCCCATGCGCCCTGCCCGGGGGTGCCCGTTATCATCTGCCCGCCCATCGTTGATATTGGGCCTATACCTGACACTTTTCCACTAGTTCTATCGAGTTTACAAGGTTGATCACTGACAAATATTCCTCTACTTGCATCTTCTCCCCCAAGTAACATCGCGCCCTCGGCACCTGGTTTAATCACAATATCACCATTTGCTTTAATCGCAAGTGATGCCCATTTAGACACATCGTCACTTTCAATCATATTTCCAGCTGCATCACGTTCAAACGAAGTTACATAAAACACAAGATCACTTCTCGCGATTAATCGCACCTTGTCAGACTTAAATACTATTGCAGAATCACCCGATTTATCTGAAGTTAACGTCGATTCATCAGCGCCTCTGTCAGATATTTTTCCACCTGACGTTTCATCTTGTAAAAAAACTTCGTTAAATTTATTTAATCCAAAATTGACATCGACAAGAGTCTTACCAGCAATTAAAACTCGTGATCTATCGTTTTTATAATCGATGTCGCCTTCATTGTCGAGTAATTCGCTTGGTGATTTTGCTAGTTCTTCACGTTCGAGTGTATTTTTTACTTTTTTCCCCGACGTGAGTTCTGTTTGTCCTCTCCCTACAACAAGATCTATTCGTCCCGTACCGGTTCCTTGCACTTCATTTTGTGGTCGTTTAATACCCAAGCCAGTGTCAGGATCAACATC